GGTTTATGTTGGGAAAGTACAAATAGACAAATAATTTTCAAAACCCATTAACAGAATTTTAGACTATGTTTTATAGCATAGTCTTTTTTTGTTTTATGATTTGACTAGCAAAGGTCGCAAGGCATGGGAGGTCGCAATGTCCAATGTTTCAATAATATTTTTTCGACTACAAAGGGTCGCAGACCTCGGAAAATCGCAGTTTGTAGCAATGGATTTGGCCACAATGCCCCCGTCAAATAAAAATAGATCAGAGGTCAAGGGTACTCGGAGCAAGAAAAAAGAAACCCCATTACAAGCATTATATCTTAAATGCCAAGCAATTTGGGACTTTTCACATTTTATCCTATTTCCTTTTATAGGAGATTTAAGTTCGATAAAAAGTGGAATTCCATTTAAAAGAATGAATAAATCGGGAAAGCCACTACTAACTCTGTTTTCAATTTTTTGGAAAAAAGAGTTTTTAGGGAGTGCCATTTTTATTTCATTCGCAAGTGTTTTTTCTGTTGACATTTGATATGGGAAAAATTAGGATTATTTATAATATAAATTTAACATAAAGGATAAATTATGAATAGGCAAGAACTAGACGAATATTTGGAGTCAGTAGGTTTTTCTAAATATAATAAATCTTTTAGGTTAGATGTTCCGACATCTAGTCTTAAAGGAGTAGAGGCAGTTACTGATATTCTAATAGATGAATATCATGAAACAGAAACTTTTATAAAAGAACTTTTTAACTCAAATAGTATGGAGGCAATATAATGAGAACTTTTAGAACAGAACTAAAAATGATGTATAGAGATTTTTTTAATAACTATCTTACAGTTGGAAAATTTGCAGAACATCATGCGATATCATATGAGGATATGGAAAAAATAATAGAGATAGGAAAAACATATCATAACATAGATGCAGAAACTCATGTAGAAACTAGAAAAAATGGAATGTCTTTAGATGATATAAAAACTGCCATTTATAATGGATATACTGTTTATTGGAAAAATAGAGGGTACGAAGTTATAAAAGATAAAATAGGTCAGTATCTGATTATATGTACTGCCAATTCATATTGTGTTGGATTAACTAGAACAGATGGGACTTTAATAGAAGACCCCAAACATTTCTTTTTAGGATTGGAGAATTAACAAATGAAAACATTTCAAGTAATAGTTACTGTACATGAAAGAAGAGATTATCTTGTTCCTGCAATGTCAGCAAAAAAAGCTGAAGAATTTTATGCAGATTATCCAGATAATTGTGATGTTACTATAATAGAAGAAACAGTTGAAGAAGTGGAGGAAATAAAATGGGAAAACTAAATATTCAAAATTGTATTCATGTTACAAGAAATATAGATGATGCATGGCAACAAGACCCATATACTGAGTTAATCGGAACATTTAAATCTGTAGATAATACTTTATATTTTTTTGATGCCTTTTCTAAAGAATGGGAAGAATACGATCATAATTTTAATATATTAACTAAAAAAGAAATTAAAGAAGTTAAAAGAAAGTTGGAGGTTTAATCATGGGTAAACTAAAAAATCATATGATGGAAGTTGACGATTATGTAAATAGCATAATCGAAGATAAGACAACCGAAGAAATATTGATTTCTGTTGACCAAAGGTATGGGAATTACTGGGTCGGTTATGTGGCAGAACAATTAGTTGATTATAAGTTGACTAATAATAATGTTTAATGTTAAACCAAAAATGCATGATGCAAAATTAGGAATTTGTATTATCGCCCAAGTCGGAGATAGATTTTCTCCCCTCTCTATCTCCGACAACTTTATAGTCGCCCTCGATAAAAGCAGATGGGTATTGTTTCCTAATTTCAGAAAGTCTAGCTACTATTTCATCTCGGCTAAGTTGGTCGAGTTGATGGGTAGTTTCTCGCCTATCAATAGTAAGACCTCCGAGTGCAGACCTTATTTTCTCAGCATTGATAGATGCCGAATATTGGCCTTGTTCTTCTGCACCTTTACTCAATTCAGAAAATCTTTTGAGTTGACCAATAACAGTTACTCCATATTTTCTTTCTCTTTCTTCACGGAGTTCTTTTAAATGCTCGACAACAAGTGGAAAATCTCGGCCATTCAACAACAAACTCGCAGTCTTATTAGCTTGACCATGCGAATAGCCCGCTTTCCTAGCACATTCAGCATTGCTGTAAATGCCCTCACAAACGAGTTTACAAAATTCTTTTTGACGATTAGTAAGAAACTTTTCTTTTGGCATAATAAAAATACTATAGGGTTTCTACCATATTTTTACAATATAAAAACACAAAAATATGTCTTAGGTGTCGTTTGTCTACAAATTAAGTGTAATGAGTGTAATGAGAGTGTAATGAACTCTTTGAGTTCCACTATACGTTTCAGACCACTCATTACAGTTTTACACTCATTACACCTTTTTTTGAAAAAAAATAATTTTAAAAAAAATATGAGGAAAACCCTATATGAAAAACAATTAGTTGACTAATTATGGGAATTTATGCTAGAATTCTTATACCAAAGTATTAATTAACAAAGGAGATATTATGATACAAGAATTAAACCAACAACTAAAGTCCATGTACCTTGAACCACGGAACAAGTTACGAGTAGACGTTGACTATGTGATTGGAAGAATTGAGGAGATAATTTATTCTGACAGACAAGAGGCAACACTAGGATTAGACATGGAAGAATTTTTAATTGAGTTAAAACAAAATAATAAAAATCATGAGGAGAATCATAATGGAAATTAAAACTTTAGAAGTTAAGAACATAACACACTATGCAAGAGGTTCAGAAGAAACACCTTGCTATAATGCAACAGTCTATATCAATGGAAAGAAAGCCATTGAGGTATCCAACGATGGGCATGGTGGTTGTGACAGACAACACACATACCCCGAAATCGAAGAGAGAGGTTTGGTTCAAAAGGCTAATGAATGGTGTGTAAAAACTTTTGGTCAAGGAAGTTTTGACTTTACGGCAGACGGAGAAAAAGAAACTTGTACCTATGACATTGATTTAGAGCATCATTGTCATGATGAGTTGTATAAATGGCTTGACACCAAAGCATTGAAGAAAGATTTAAAGAAACAATATCTTTTTGTCGAAGATGGTCATCTCATGGGTTACAAGAAAAAAGCTAATGACACAGACACGGCATTCAAGCATTTCTTTGAAAAGAACCACCCAAATGAAAAGTGTTTAAACTTTTTACCATTTGATGATGCTCTTAAATTATTCAAGGAGTGTGCATAATGAATGGTCTTACACCTTGGCATACAGAAACTATCTTGTATTACTATTATGATCACATTTATGGAGAGGGTGGAGTTATTGGAAACTTTGGAGAATTGATGAATTTCATTGATAACTCATATGACAAAGATCGACACACAATTCAAGATTGTTGGGATAGCCATAAACAATGTTGTGCAGATAATGACAATCCTATCGAGGAGAATGCATAATGACTACTGAATTATATCCAACGGACTACGTTATAATAGATAGCGACACAAAAAAACCTATCGAGGGATATGAACATATCTATCATTACACATCGGTTATCGATCATTTTAATGAGATACTGACGGATAAAAATGAGGGGTGGCAGTATGTATCAATGTCGGAATTGTCAGACGAAGACAAGGAAAATTATAAAAAAACAATAAAAGAAATGGAGGAGTTTCGTAATGAACTTAATTGAATTAGAAAAACAGATTGAAAAGAATAAAGTTATAACGAAATTTAAAGATGGTGTAGTAGATGGTTTGATACATGGCATAAGAAATGACAATGAATCTCATTATTACTACAAAGAGGGTTATGATTTTGGCATAACTTTATATTGTAGACAAGTAGACGAGGAGGAGAAAAGAGGATGAAAGACGTAAGACCAACTAGTGTAGAACTAGCAAAAGCAATAGAAAATTTTATTTACCATGAACTTGATGTAATTACGGAGAGTGATTGGTTTCAAGAAAAAGTTGCAATAACATTGAAACAACATTTCACAGACAAAGAAGTTTTAGAGAAGATTTGGGATAACAGATATAAATCTTTAAAGGAGAAAAGAAAGTGAATGCTTGTGAGAGTTGTGGCGATTTACATGATCCTAGCGACATGGTTAACACAATAGAAGATTTTCATTTCTGTTACAGATGTGATGAAAAGAATAGAGAATTGTATGATTTTATGTGGTTCTCTAAATATAGCAAAAAAGTTATTAAGGAGGACTAAATGAAAGTTAATAAAGAACAAGTCAAATGGTATTTTGAAGAAACATTCCATGATTATTGGGAAGAAATAACTTATTTTTTTAATAGTGATACTCAAACTAAAAAAATAATGATCAAAGACATACAAGAGCAAACTAAAGGGAGGAATTACAGAAATGAAATTTAATAAAGAAGAATTGTTTTTATTACAAGAGGTCATTGATTATCATTGCGATATTATTTTGAATGACGAAGACGATCATGGAGTAAGCCATGTTCACAATTTATATAAGTTAGTAAAACTTATGAGAAAAAAGAAAAATCAAATGGAGAAAGTTAATGGGTAGAAAAAATCAATGGCAATTAGAAAGAGATAAAGCAGATGCTTTAAGAACAAAAGCTATGAAGTCTTTAACTGTCGATCAATTAAATGCAATCAAAGACACTCATAAAACTTTAGCTGATTGTCTAATGATGATTAGGGATTGTAATGATCTGTATTTATCAGACACAAGAAAACTAGACGATGCTTTTTGGAAACTACAAAATGAATTTAATTTAGGAGAAAAATAATGGGAAGATATTATCACGGAGATATTGAGGGCAAGTTTTGGTTTGCCGTACAGAGTTCTAATGATGCTGACTTTTTTGGATGCGAGGGCGAGGCTCGTTTTCTAAATTACTATTATCATGAGGGACATTTAGATCAAGTAAAAGAGGGTATCAAAGATTGTAAAAGTTCTTTAGGAGAATACAAAAAGCACCTAGATAATTTTTTCAAAACCGATGGCGACAAAGGATACAATGAACAGATGTTAATTGAGTATCTAAATAAGAATGCCAAGAATGGAACTCATACGGAGAATGGTGTTAAGTTCTTTTTAGAATGGTATGCAAGACTTGATCTTGGAAAACAGATTCTTGAGTGCATTGAAGAGAATGGAGAGTGTTCTTTTGAGGCTGAACTGTAATGCCTAAGTATGTTGTAGTTGTTTGTCTTCACGAGAGTAGAGAATACCTCGTGGAGGCATCGAGTATCGAAGAGGCAAAAGATAACTA